GATGCTATGGTGGATGGACTTATGGAAACAATGGCCAAGAAACTCAGCATCTTCGACGTTCTTGGCAGCGGACAGAAAAGCGGGTGGAGTAAGTTTATGGGGCGCTAGGAGAAGTGCTTCATGCCGTGAAGCAGCTCATTGAGCATGTTACGCAGCGATGACCTGGCGCCGCCGTTGACGTAATTGCGGTGCTTGTGCGGGCAGGAACGCTCTGGCAGCTTGCTACGGGCGCCTTCGACCATGATGCGACGCACGGCGAAGTCCACAGGATAGCCAACAGCCACGAGGCAATCGACGATTTGCTGAATCGTCGGCTCATCCTCGGGAATCTTGGCGTCAATGAATCTGCCGAAGAGACCTTTCACCTTGCTGCGAGGAATCATCGAGACGTAATCCCACCAGACGATATTGCCGATAGTCCATTGCATATTCTTCGGAACGTTGTTCACGACCTGCCTATACCAATCCTCTTCACTTCTCAAGAACGTCATGGAGTTTGTCTTCTTGTAGGTGGAGAAGTCGCAGCGTTCCTCGGGCGTAAGCGTGCGGGTGGGATTGAGTAATTCCACGATCTTGCGCTTGGGCGGGACCGTCTTTATGGCGTGCGGCTCGGCGGTCTTGTTGTGCCTAACGATGGCGTCAACGGAGGCGTTAAAAAGGCGAGCGGAAGCGTTTGCTTGGCGACGAAGGCGATTCTCAGCATGAACGCCCTTATTGTTAAAATAGTCCTGGCGTGACACTTTCTTGTAACGATCAATTCGCTTCATTTGTTCTATAAGCTCCTTGCTGATAGGTATCTTGCCTATATCGACTGATATATTGTTTGTCCTCATTTTGCGCACTTTGGCTATACCATTATGGTGATTTTATGTATTGTTGCCAAACGAAGTACAGATATGTTTTGGTGCCTGTAGCAAGAAGAAAATGGAAACCGATCAACCCGCAGAGGAAAGCAAACAGCCATCTGAACGACAAAACACCCTCGATGATTTGACGGCTGCGGCGCAGGAGGCTGCATATAGCTCGCAGCAAGTAATGTCCCAGGGATGGACGCTGGGTGCGGCTTCCCATGGGTCCATTATTTCGTTGGACCGTATGCTCCTCGCGGAGTCGTACATGAAGCAGGGATTGGTGCAAACGCTGGTGGCGCAGCCGGTAGAGGATGCTTTTCAGGGCGGGTTCGAGATTGTCAGCGGGGAGTTGAGTCCAGACGAGATTGCGGATCTCAACGACCGTTTACATAGCTACGAATGGGACGATAACGAGAACGCCGAGGCTCCTAAGCCGTTGAAGCGTCCACGCGAAGAGGCGGAGGTAGAGGTGGAGAATGACGTAATCGACGACCAGAAGATGCGGACCATCACCTACCAGAGCGCAACGGCGCGTGGGCAGTCCGACGTGGAGACCATCAAGGAGGTGGCGAAGTGGGGACGGCTCTTTGGCGGTGGTGGCCTAATAATCAACACGGAAAGCGACTTCAAAGAATCCTTCTCGCTTCAGGACATTAAGAAGGAAGACCGTATCGAATTTCTCGCGGCTGACCGTTGGGAACTCATCTTATCAGCAACGAACGTTTACGACCGGAACACGCCTACGCCATTCAATTACTACGGCTATCCACTCAATCGTAGCCGTGTGATTATGTTCCTTGGGGAACGTGCTCCATCGTATGTACGCCAGCGCCTGCAAGGCTGGGGAATGAGCGAAGTGGAGCGTTGCATCAGACCAATCAATGCCTTCGTTAAATTCGAGAGCATGTTATTCGAGTTGGTGGACGAGGCAAAGATCGACGTTTACAACATTCAAGGCTTCAACGACAGCTTGGGCAGTGCGCAGGGTACGGAGTTGATTCGTAAGCGCATGTTCTTGGCGAATAGCATCAAGAACTACCAGAACGGCGTGGTGATGGACGCTGAAGACCACTTCGACCACAAGCAGATTGCCTTCGGTGGCCTGGCGGAGATATGGGACCAACTGCGCGTGAATCTGTCTTCTGCTCTCCGCATCCCCATGAACAAGCTCTTTGGACAGAGCGCGAGCGGATTTAGCAGCGGGCAGGACAGTATCGAGAATTACAACAGCATCGTCGAGGGTGTGCGCCAGCGCGTGAAGCCGCTCATCAACGAGGTGATTAAGATTAGGTGCATGCAGCTCTTTGGCTACGTGCCGGACTTCCACGTGCGCTTTAAGCCGCTGAAGGTATTGAGCGGGCTGGAGGAGGAGCAGGTGCTCGATTTGCGTCAGAATCGCGTCCTAGCACTGGCAGACCGCATGTTCCTCACGTCGGAAGAGACGATGAAGATGCTGCGCCAGCAGGGCGTGCTAACAGTAGAAACAGATGCCGAGAAGGGGTTGCGGGATCCGATTGGCGATAAAGAATTGGCGATAGATGCAGCGGCGAAGATGGCATTAACGCCGGATAAGCCGGACGTTGGCGGTAGCGGTGGCGGTAGCAGCCGGAGTAAGCGCGGACCAATAAGCACGCCTTCAATGCCTTCAACGAGCGCCAAAGCCAAGTCTCCTACTCCGCACGCAAAGCCGGTGAGCAAGCGCGGCGACAGTCGTTAAGGCATGAAGCCTATCATCCATCGCAAATGGTATAGCGAAAAGATTGCGGAAGCGTCGGCTACGCTGCTAGATGAACTAGTGTTCATTCCATTGGACGGCATCCTAAGCCGTAGCTTGGAGTTTGACATGGAGAACAGTTTCGCCGGCGAAGGGAAGCATCCCATGCTCAAGTGGGCGATTCTGGCGGGCATCGTCATGCTTGACGCAGAGAATGGACAGATCAAAGGTAATTTCACGGCTGCTATCAGCAAGGAAATACGAGGGCTAAACGGTGAGTGGGACAACAACACAAAATCCTTTAAGGTGTGTCCCGAAGACCTCCCTGTAGAAATCCTTGCGGTAGCAGCCGATTCCAATTTGAAGCGGGCGCGAATCCACGACGAGGCTATCAGCTTTGTCGAAAGCGCATTGGCTAACGTCACGGTATCTGTCATTGATACCGTCTCAACGGGAACGCTTCAAGAGATTTCGGAAGACCTGCGGGGGCAGCTTGCCGAAACTGCGTCAGGGGTGAGTGGTTTATGGGTGCCATCCATTCCTACGCAGACAATTTCCGACAGGAAGAAGGCCATCACGGAAGCACAGCGTGGCATCGTCGAGAAGACACTGGAGCGCATCAAACGTGACCTAGAGAACAACAAGGGCGCATTGAGCGACATGGATCGGCTGGCGCGGCTAATGAAGAGTGAGCGTGACATTGCCAAGCGCAAGATCGCGGAGTCCGCCGACCAACAGGCGAGTGAATACGTGGCGGAACATCGCAAGCTGCTCTATAAGCCGATTGGCATGGAAGCCTACGTGTGGCGTACCTGCGGCGACGAGAAGGTGCGCGACGGGCATCGGGCGCTTAACGGGCGCATATTCAAGTGGGATGAGCCACCGATTGAAGACCCGCACACAGGGCATCGCGCACACCCAGGCGAAGCAATGAACTGCCGATGCACGGCGATTCCAATAATTTAACACACACCATGAGCGACACAAAAGAAGAAGCCATGTTAGACGTTGCCGGATACCGCTGCAATGGCATCACCATGTCCGGGAAACGGTTTTCGGCAAAGTTCATCATTCCTGGGCTGGTCGGTTATGAGCAGGAGGGCTACGGCATCAGCCTCCTCAAGAAACAGACTATCGACGCCAACCTCAACTCCTTTATCGGCAAGCCTGTCACGATTGAACACCCGAAGCGCGGCGAAGTGTATAACGCAGTCGGCAAAGTGGACCTCGCTGAATACAATGCGGAAGATGGCTGGTATTGGTGCGGTGGCGAGCTAAACGATGACAAGGCCATTGATCTCGTAAATAATGGCGTTAGCGTATCTTGCGGCTATACAATTCCTGAGAAGGGCGAGATGGTAAAGCGCAATTCCCGCTACAACAACGTAAAATATGATAGCGAGATCACCAACCTAAGATTCACACACTTGGCAATCGTGCAGCGTCCTCGCTATGAAGAGGCTGGAATCCGACTTAACTCCATTCCCGTCGAAGAAGAAAAGGCCAACCAAACACCTATCAAAGATATGTTCAAGCTACTGAAGAACCTCGTAAAGCGCGACAAGAACGAAGCGGGCGAGGAGGTTGTTACTAATGCGGTTGAAGAGGTGGAAGTGCCAGCCGACACGAAGATTGTCGGGCGCGACGGTACAGAGGTGACGCTCTCGGAGGTTGAGGACATGCGCCAGCGGCTTAACAGTGCGATAGAGCAGTCGAAGAAGCTCAACGAAGAGATTGAGAACGTGCGCAGGAACGCCGATGAAGCGGCGAAGGTAATCGTCGCGGAGATTCCGCCTAAGCCTGCCGTCGTGGAGCCTCCGAGTGATGGACCGAGCGAACAACAGGCTGCTGCCATCAAGGCAGCCGTGGACGAAGCGTTGAAGCAGCGCACGTCGTCCGAGAAGCCAAACTATTTCGAGATGCTTCGGAGTGCCCAATTTGGTGCCACTCCGCCAAGTGAAACCAAGTTTTTCGGGACGCTTGAGGAGCAGCTTGCTCGTGGGCGTGCCATTTTCTCGAAGGACAAATAACCAACAACAAATATACCTATGGCTACCTATCAGAATGCCAATCAGGCGTACCAAACCCTTATTCCGGGCCAACTGGGCGCTTCTCCTAATCAGAACATTAAGAATGTTCGCATCAACCCGTCGTCTCAAGCGACCGTCATTCAGGCTATGTCGCCCGTTAAGCTCCTTGCCGGTGCCGGCGCGGAGATTATCGTGGACGTAACCAGTGGCGTTACCGACGGCCCTGTTTACGGCGTCATCATCGGCAACACCAAGAAGAACACCTACGCTGCTGGCGACCTCTGCCAGATTGCGTGCCGTGGTTCCGTTATCGCTATCGAGTCGTCCGCTGCCGTCAATCGCGCCACCAAGGTTGCCATTGACCCGGCTGGTCCGACGTGCGCTACGGACACGACCGCTACCCACTGGCAGGTTGGTACGGCTATCGGCCAAGTCGCCGGTGCGAATGAACTCGTTTGGATCGAGATTGATCCGGCTACTGCCGCGAATGCTTAACCAACTACCAATATACAACAAATGAAATCCATCATTTACAAACCCACGGGTCGGAACAACAGCATCGGGCAGCCTGAGATGGAAGCCGTACCGCTGGAGTCCACCAATGGCATCTCCCTGTTTAATGCCGTGGGCGACATTGCAGCCTCCGGTCTCGGCGCCAAGATCGCCATCGATACGCTCACCTACCTGTTCAAGCAGATCACCCACCAGAAATTCTACGAGGTGGACGTGGGCGAGTTCCTTCCTGTCACCGCCGGCGAAGGCGCTTGGAACGACACCAGCCGGTTCAATCTGGTGTTCGAGAATGCCGATGACTTTGAGAGCGGCAACGTCAACCAGGGCAGCCAACGTGCGCGTACCGCCGAGGTTTCGGTGAGCATCGCCAACAAGCAGTTCCCGAATGTCATTTGGGAAAAGAGCATCAGCTATTCCCTCGCGGAAATCCAGCAGGCTCTCGTTTCCAATAACTGGGACTTGATCGCCTCGCTTGAACGCGCCCGCAAGAAGAACTACGACCTCGGTATCCAGGACATCGCGTTCCTTGGCTCCAAGGCCAATAGCTCGGTGCTCGGTCTGTTGAGCAATACCGTTATCACGGAAGACACCTCGACCATCACCAAGTACATCAGCTCGATGACGGCTGCGGAGCTTAACACCTTCGCCTCTGCGGTTATCGGTCTGTATCAGGCTAACAGCGGCTCCTATGAACTGCCCAATCGGTTCATTATCCCGCGTGCTGACTACACTGGCCTCGGCACGATGGTGACGAATACCATCGGCGCGATGCCCTATTCCAAGATTCAATACTTGGAAGACATGTTCAAGCGTATCTGTGGGCCGGACTTCAAGATTCTGTCCACCGCCTACGCCGATAAGACCTTCAACAACGGCAAACGCGCCTACAACAAGAACGTTTACCTGCTCTACAAGCACGAGCCGGAAAGCGTTCGCCTCAACCTGCCGGTGCCGTACACCACCACGCAGCCTGCGACGGCGGACGGTTACACCTTCACCAATAAAGCGTATGCCCAATATAGCGGCGTCGCGGTGTTGCGTAATCGTGAACTGTACAAGATGACGTTCTAAGTGTAGATAATCCTCAACTAATCACCCATATATGAACGAGGAAAACGCTACTATCAGAATCTACTCAAAGCGCGAAGGTGCGGTTGTCTGGGGGCCGGAGCCGCACCAACGCATTGAGCATGAACGCTTCTACTCTGTACCCGTGGAAGTGGGCAAAAAGCTCCTGGCGGACTTTCCGGGGCAGTTGGTGAGTGCGGACGATTTGGCTGCTGAACGTCGCAATCCGCTGTCTGACGTGGTGAAAGAACGAGACGCCAAGCTCGCAGAGCAGGCGAAACGGGTTGCTGAACTGGAGCAAAAGTTAGCTGCTTTAGAGCAGTTGACGGCTGCTTCTGCGGCTGCCAGTGTGGCTAAGAAACGTAAGGAGTAACGTCATGGCCTACATTCAACCAACCAACGCCGAGTTTAAGGCATTCTTCGATCGTGATTTCGATTTTGCCACAGAACAGGCGTCGGAAACGAGTGTAGGCGATTTGTCTCGGGTACGTGACCGGGACATTGAACGAGCCTACATTGAAGCGAACGCTAACTTCAATGTAGCTCTGTTTGTGAGTCAGGCGCAATACGCGCAAGCGTTCTTATACCTCTCTGCGCATTATCTATGTCACGACATGGCTAGTGCGCAAGAGGGGCTTTCTTCCAAGTTTACATGGTTGGCCGCGCAACGAAGCGTGGGCGATGTATTCGAGGGTTACTTTGTGCCGGACATGGTGAAGAAAAGCCCGTGGGCAATGTTCATTACAAGCACGAAGTACGGGGCGAAGTATTATAGCATCATCAAGCCGCTAATGATGGGCAACATCATTGCAATCGAGGGCATGACGCAGATATGATGCAGTTAACCGCCAACGTGAAGCTTCCGGGACTTGAGAGGCTGAAGAAGTCAGCCGAGAAGCTGGCTGGGCGAATGGTGACGGTAGGCGTGCATGAGAAAGACAATGCGAGAACGCCGACTGGGTGGGAATCTCGCGGTATAGAACCTTCAATTTCGAGTAATGCGACGGTGGCGGCAATGATGGAGTTCGGCAATGACCAAGGACCGGTTCCAGTGTATGCGCGTCCATTTTTGCATGATGGCATCCAGAACAATTTCATTCCAAGCTATACGATGCACACGAAGAGGCTAAAGCGCGCCATCGTCAAGACTGGCGAGATGGAGAAATTTGCGGCAGACGTAGCGGAGATTGCTTACGACGGCGTGATGCAGAGCTTCGATCACGGTAATTACATGCAAAATCCGCAGGACTGGATGGAAGAGAAGGGTAATGCGCAGCCGTTGCATGGTAAGAGCGGGCAACTGCGCGAGTCCATAGACGCGGTTGTATCAGGGCAGGAAATGCCATTTTAAGCGATGATAATGCCAGCAAAGGACAACCTGCCAATCGCTCCGGCAAATGCCCGTAAAGGCTCTCTGTCAGGCGTTCTGCCATACCTTGGCGGAGCCATGGATGGCTGGTTTACGGCGATGAAGCTTGGCGTGGTGCGCTCCGTCCTCGAAGACTACGAGACACGCGAGGAAATTACGTGGAAGAAATTCCGTGGCGTTGTCGTGCCGCTAAACCCGCAGAAGCTCCTCTCCAAGCCGGAAGGGCAGCGTGCGTGGATATGGAAGATGGTTCATTGCGACGTGAGCCTGGAGCTTAATTTGAACGACATTGTTATTGATACAGACTCGCAAAAGTATCGCGTGATGGCTAAGAGCGATTATTCGCAGGCTGGCTATTATCGCTACGAACTGGCGCAGGACTATAAGGAATACAATGGCCTTTGAGACGATCAATCTCCTGATGGATTTAATCCGTGCGGAACTGGATATGCCAGAGGGACGTTGTGCGCTCTATAACCAGAGGCGCATCTTGCAGCAGACTGACGACATGTTCATCACGCTGCAATTCCTCTCCAGCAGGGTGTACGCGAATAATGTCCGATACTATAAACAAGCCACCACGGGGCAGGAGATGGAATATCAGTCATCCTGCATCAAAGAGAGCTACCAGATCGACGTGTTCTCGCGCAACCAAGAGGCGCTACGACGCAAGCACGAGGTGCTGTTTGCGCTACGGGGAACCAGGTCAATCCAGCTACAAGAGAAGTATGGGTTCCAGATTCCACCCATCACAGCAAGTTTCATCGACGTGAGCGCCATCGAGGGCACGGCACGGCTTAATCGCTATGCTTTACGAATGAGCGTTCTTCGCGCATACGACAAGACAAAGCCTGTCGATTACTACTCAACGTTCAATCCAACAGAAGTTACCAATAACCAATAGCAAACGCTAACATGTCCAACATCGACATTACCAATTTCATCAACGTTTCGGTAAACACCCCGCCTGCCGGGCTGGGGAACTACCGCGTCAACAACCTCCTTTACATCACCAAGGAAGCGCCACTCTCTCCGCTGACTGATGGCTATGCCGTATATCTGTCGCCGTCTGCCGTTGGGACTGCCTTTGGCACCACGTCAGAGACCTATTACGCGGCTCTCGCGGTATTCTCGCAGTCCCCGAACATCTTGACGGGTGGTGGTAGCCTCATCGTCTATCCTATCGCCTCTACGGGCGTGACGTTGGCGCAGGGTATCACGGCTGCTCTTGGGCTCGCTCCTTACTTTGGTGGCGTGGTGGCGGGCTTTGCGCTTGGTTCTGGCGAGGCTAATGCGGCTTCGGCGGTGGCGCAGGCTAACAGCAAGCTCCTCTTCATCGGCGAGAACGACGATGACGCGCTGGTGGCTCTCGGCTGGATTTACATCAATCACACCTCGAAATACACCTACACGCGCCCGTTCTTCCATACGCTCGGCGCTTCGGACGCTCGACTTGGTGCGGCGGCTTATGCGGGTGCGGCTATGTCCACGGACTTCTCCGCCTCACTCACCACGCGCACGATGCACTGTAAAGACCTGGTTGGCGTGGACGGTGATACTGGCATCGACCAGACCTTGCTTAACAAGTGTATCGCGGTTGGCGCCGATTGCTATCCAGTCGTCAAGGGGCTCCCGAAAGTGTTTAGCACTGGCGCCAATGGCTTCTTCGATGACGTGTACAACCTGAACTGGTTCAAGTTCGCGCAGGAAGTGGCGCTCTTTAACACGCTGGCGACGGTCGGCACCAAGATTCCGCAGACTGAGGCGGGTATGGAAACCATCCGCAATTCTGCTGCTCAAGTGTGCCAGCAGGCGGTCTCCAACGGCTTCATCGCTCCCGGTTCCTGGACTAGCGCGGAAACCTTCGGCAACCCGGATGACCTGCGCCGGAACATTGAAAGCAAGGGCTACTACATTTACACCTCGCCGGTTGCTGAACAGAGTCAGGCTGACCGCGAGGACCGCATTGCTCCGACTGCGCAAGTTGCCATCAAATACGCTGGCGCGGTCCACAAGATCAACGCAATCATCAATATCAACAAATAATCACCAGCCATGTTTTCCGTCGCTGCTACTGCTTACGATACGATCATCCTCAACGGCCTGACCATCACGGATACGCCGGATGGAGACGTTGCTACGCTCACTTACACCAACGACCTCTTCAACGTCAAGACGGGCAAGAACGGCAACGTTCTCGTCTCACGCAATGAAGCCGGGCGACAGGGCGAGCTTGTGCTGCGCGTGCTGCGTGGCTCCAATGACGACAAGGCTATCAATGCCTTCCTCCTTGTGGGCAAAGATATTCCTGTTGGCACCACGCTCATTCAAGGTGTGTTCACTAAGGTAATCAGCCATGGCATTGCCGGCAAGAACACCAAGGATACCTACATCCTCACACAAGGCGTCATTTCCAAGCAGCCGGAAGTGAAATATAGCGCCGATGGTGACGAGCAGCAGAACGTGACCACCTACACGTTCAAGTTTGGTAACGTTGAGCGCGTCCTCCTGTAAGGCGTCTTTCTCGTAACAACCGCATACAACACACCCATATATGCCCACAGATAACGCAGAGATCACATTAGGAACCGGCTCTAAGCTACTCGTCAAGCTGGCCTCATTTGAGGCTGGCATGGCGCTCATGCAGGCTGTTTCCAAGGCTTCCGCCGGTACGCCATCTGACTCTTCCCTTGGGTCGATGGCACTGGTTAGCAACAAGGATGTGCGAGACGCCCTCTTTGCCTGCTTTAACGGATGCGTGCTCAATGGCCTGAAGATTACGAGAGACACGTTCGAGGCGGAGGAATCGCGGGCTGACTACATTCTAGTTGCCCTAGAGGTAATCACAAGAAACTTGGAAGTTTTCACCAAGGGCCTCAGCTCATAGTTAAGGGTAGGGTTGAGGCCACTGGTAAGACGCCAGCAGTGGAGATTAAAATGGACGATGCCTTATTCGCCTGCGTCAGATTAGCAGCAGCCGGATATGGTACTGTCGAGCAGATCATGCAGCAACGGTGTGATTACGTGGTTGCGATGTTGGACTATGAGCGGTTCAAGGGTGACTTTGACCGCGCAGTGTTTCACTTAAACAAAAGCCAAGACGGCGAAAAGAAATAGCGCCAGGACATGCAAATCGACAGCCTAACAGTTGGTATCGGATTCAAGGTAGATTACGAGAAGCTGGATAAGCTGCAAGCACGCCTGAAGTCCATCAATAAGCTTTGGGAAGGAATCACGTCTAAGAAGCTCGATTCGCTAGAGAAGGGACCGGTTGCGGCTGCTAAACGAGCAGACAACGAGATGGCGAAGATTAAACGTGCTGCTGAGGCGAAGAATAAGCAGCTACGGATTCTAGCAGATCGTGAGGAACAGGCTAAGGAAGACGCAAAAAAGAAGCGTGTCGCACTAAACAATCGCGGGCTTAGATTCTTGGCGGACCTCGACGAGAAACGTAAGAAAGAGGCGCTAAAGGCGGAGGCGGATAAGGCGCTCGACAAGGCGGACAAGGAAAAGCAGGAAGAGGACACGCGCAAGAAACGTGCAGCCGAGGCGGTGCAGCAGATGAAAGACTTGCGCAAGGGTGCCCTCATTACGGCGGCAGCGGTGACGGCAGCCTACGCTACGTTCAGCAAGATGTTTGAGCACGCCAAGGATAGCGCACAGTCCATGCGCAATATGATGCTGACGAC